TACTGAAAGTGGCCTTAGCCACAGAGGACCGAGGGCAGACCGATGGCTGGGGCGTCACCGACGGGGACCGCAACGAAGGAGACGAAGAATGAGCGTCCGCAACGAAGTCGATTCCGTCCATGACTTTGGTATTCGTGGCGGAACCTCAGCACGGCAACGCATTCGAATACGTAAGCAACGAGCAACTAGGAGAGCCAATGGCGACAACCCCATTTAAGGACCTGCAAGACGCGGTCCACGACATCAAGCGAACGATTCTTCAGGACGGAGAGCAGTTCATCCACGGAAGTCACAGCATCTGGATCACTGCCCAGCAGTGGAGTGATATTCTCACAGACCCGTATGTTCTGACTCTCCCTACCGCAGTAGTTGAGGACCTCGTGCAGAACAAGATCCTCGGCGTCAACATCGTCGTTCGACCCTAAAGGAGCATAATGTACGTCAGTTACTACCTTCTGTACAAGTACACTCTTGGCGTTGTCACAGATGTCAAGGCTATTACCTTCCAGACCCCCCAGGAAGAGAATACCTACACGGCTAAGGCCCGCAAAGAAGGTTTCCGTACGCAGAGGATCAATGAGCACATGTGGTCTTTGGTTACGGCTGGTCCAATCGAGATTGTGAGTGTCGACTGATGGGTGATCCAGCAGATTGGAGCCACATCACAAAGCCTCTGCCCACTCCAGAAGATGAACTCAATTTCATCAGAGCTGGACGAGCTGAAGTCGAAGCTGAGTTGTTTGATGCTCAGCATCTTATTTCAATTCTTCTTAGTCGACTCGGAGGCTTTGTTGTTCTAACCGAAGCTGAAATTGTCGCGAGTCCAAGAGCCGGTGTTGTTGAACGATACCGAAATGACGTTAACGGCAGCGTCATTGTCAGATGGAAGGCAGAGTAACATGTTTGTTCAGCTAGGTGGATCTGCAAAGCGCACTATTAACATGGAGCATGTTATTGCTCTTGGGACGCAGCAGGAAGAAAAAGATGGTAAGCTCACGTATTACGTGGCTATCGTCATGATCGGGGACGTTCATATTTACGGTGAGCCCAGAGACACATCCGATGAAGCTGAGTTTGATCTGCACCTGATCATGCAGCACACAACCTACGCGAAAGCATATTTGGAGGAATAATGTTGGAAGACCTCGGTAATTGCGTGAAGATTCACGATACGGTCATCCCTGCAGTGAATATCCAGATTGAAGGATTCCCGAAGTTCTGTGGTCAGGACTGGTACGGGATCTACTTCGAGATCATGTTCGAGTGTGGTGACCTGTGGGAGGTTTCCCAGGCTAGGGAAGCTTCGTACATCGAGGTTATCATCTACAAGAACTGGGTTGGGATGGCTCGGAGTCGCGGAGGGCCAGGTTACACCAGTCACCCGGTGGAGAAGCTCGACATCGAGGGTTGGGACGGGTTCCTGGAGTTCTACGAGTCTGTCTGGCTCTGCATGGAGATGTTCAGGACAGAGAGCTTCACGGAGTTGCTGGACGTCTAAGGCTTGGGGCTAGTAGCTCAGTGGTTAGAGCAGGATACTCATAATATCTCGGTCGGGGGTTCAATTCCCTCCTAGCCCACGACGCCACCATGGCGAAACTGGCAGACGCATTCGGCTTAAACCCGAAGGACCTTAACCGGTCGTGTGGGTTCGAATCCCACTGGTGGCACAACTAATCAAGGGAGAGTAATGACTATTTGGGAGTGGCTACAGAGCTGGTACTTCGCAGTGATGCTGTTGTTCATCGGCATCGTTGTTGTGTGGCTTTACTGGGTGGAGAAGAAGGACCGCGAGGGAATCTGCCCTACCTGTAGAAGCGAGCACAAGCGAGTCCGGCTGATGTATCGTGAGTGGATGTCTGACTACATCTACTACGATTCAATGTGTGAGGATAAGTGGCATGATTAAGGTGCCTATCCTATTCAACGGAGATTACTCGCAGGGATCAATGGGTAATGTGGAGATGACTCCGAAGTTGGAGGAGCTATACTCTAGCGAAGAGTCAAACTACCTTGTGATCAATCCGATTCTGCGGTTGAACGGCGACGGAACTCAGGATGTGATCGCATTCGGTGTATATCCTATGCCTGCTGAGCCTAAGGTCGAAAAGAAGAAGCGCGGGAGGCCTAAGAAGGTGAAGTAACACGCAAGATTTACACACCCTATAATGGAGACACATCCAACCCCTATCAACGGAGGAATGACATGGAAGACTACGACACCCCTGAGGTGGACGTCGACATCGAGACCACCGAGGAGGGAGAGGGATCGTACCTCACCACCGCAGCCGTGTTCGGCGTCGGCGCCATCGCAGGTGCCCTCGCAGTTCGCAGCTACGGGAAGGTGAAGGCATCGGTCCTGACCCGACTCGCGGATCGACGTGACGGCAAGACCCAGGAGATCGCAGCGCCCATCGAGGCCAACGCCACAGAGGCGGAGTGAACCCCGAAGGACCCTTGTGGTCGAGCAGCAATGCTCGGCTGCAGGGGCTACCTTCTTTTCTTTTTGTCTGGAGGGCAAATGTTTGAAGTACTGATTTTTGTGATTGCCGTTTTGGCTTTCGCACGCGCGTGGATTAACGCTTACAAACTTAGGAAGCTGACGATCACTGTTGACGATATGCTAGACACACTAAAGAGTGATGCTGAAGCGGAATTTAACGAACGACTGGATAGCATGTATAGAATACTCACGCAGCCAGAAGATGATGCCTAACGCATGTTCTACACCTCCTATAATGGAGACAACCATTAGGAGACAACGTGATCATCGCATTGACGATCCTCGTACTGTTCATCAGCATCATCGTGGTTCTCATCGGCTACATCGAAATCGCGCATCACTGCGCAGAGCTCGAAACGCAGCTGGGTGAGAAGGACGACGAAGCTCTCGAACTGAAGAGGAAGCTCATCGAGACCGCTTGCCGCTAAGGCAATCCAAAAGGGAGGCAGCAGACTACGCCTTTCTTTTTGTCTTCGCATATTTTACACCTCCTATAATGGAGACAACCATAGGAGAAAACATGACCACAACCTGGTTCCTGATCTACATCTACGCAGCCATCGCGCTCATCGCAGCTCTCATGTACAGCCTGTACCACATGTCCAAGGACATCGCAGAAGCAGACAACTACATCGAAGACCTGATCGACGAGAACGAGTATCTGTTGGAGATCATCAAGACCCTGGATACTGTGAGCATGAACTAATCAAGTTCATCCACAAAGGGAAAGGCAGCACACAACGCCTTTTCTTTTTGCCTTTTCGTACCATCTACACTTCCTATAATGGAAGATACCTACAAGGAGGAACAATGAGGAGATCCAGGAAGCGTGCAGAGCAGGAGCTCGGAACCAACCAGATGAACGGCGGAATGCTGGCGGCACTGGCGGTGTACACACTCTGGTACGGCTACAAGCTGTACCGGGGCTCGAACACCCAAGTGATCGTCGTCGACGAAGTCATCGAGTCGGAACCGGTCTACTGCGACAAGACGAATCGGATCATCTACGTCGTCAAGAAGTAGATCAACCATGGGGAAGGCCCCACAAGGGCTTTCTTCATGTCGTACTCTTTACACCTCCTATAATGGAGACAACCAAAGGAGTACAACGTGACCCTCACATCCCGATACCTCGACTTGGTCGAAGCGAACCGGCAACGAGAAGCAGAACGTCAGAAGAACAAGCGCATGCACAGGCTTGGGCTAGCTGGCCTTCTCACGATCGGAGCCATCGCAATCAAGGCGAAGAAGGGCTGAACTAACGCAACCCCGCGTTGTTTCAAGGGAGATTGGTACTACGGTACCTTTCTTCTTTTTTTGTCCGTAGCTTCTACACCCCCTTTAATGGAGACTATAAAGGAGGCGTTAATGCAAATAAACGGCGAAACAATAGTCGGTCCGTGGGACACAACCCCTGACACCAAGACGTCCCATCAGACGGCTATTCGACTCGAGCCCGAGTTGTATGACCTTCTGAAAGATGTCCTGGATCAGGAAGACGTCACCATGAACCGATTGATTCGAATGCTGCTGTGGAAGCACATCGACGACTACACGAAATGATCCAAAGAAGGGAGGCCTACAAAGCCTTTCTTCTTTTTTGTCGTAGCCTTTACACTTCCTATAATGGAAGAGACCCTACAAGGAGGAATCATGAACATCGAAGGTATCAAGACCAAGATCAAGCAGGAGTGGGAGGAGCGTCCGATCATCGTGATCGCCGTCGTCGCAACTGTCAGTGAGCTGACATTCAAGACGATCAAGGCAGTCAACGAGTCGCGCAACTCCAAGTCCTGGGAGAAGGAAGTCGACCGTCGAAACAAGATGTACCGATAGACATCTTCCGGAAGGGAGGCCCACAAAGCCTTTCTTCTTGTCTTCGCATATTCTACACCTCCTATAATGGAGACAACCAAAGGAGACACTTATGTTGGGAGTAGTATCATTCTGGGGGAACGACAAGTTCCATGTTGCGGAAATCACGCCAGAGATGGCGAGCATCCCACCTCGAGCTTTCAGAGCCGCGCACCCCGATGGGGCAGCAATGGTCGAGAAGGACATCAAGGCAGGAACGCTTACCAAGGCTGGTGAGTACCGCTTCATCGAGAACGAGTCCGGAACCCTGCTGGGCTACGAGCAGCTGAGCGACGACTGAAGGAGTTGACGGAAGGGGGGCACTACGGTGCCTTTCTTCTTGTTTTTGCGACGTCGTATAATCTACACTTCCTATAATGGAGACAAACCCAAAGGAGAGTTATGAAGCTCATCAAGAAGTTGATCAAGCCCCTGACCCGCGTGGTCGTCGCCATCCTCGCAGCCATCGGCGCGATCGGAGTCATCGGACTCGCGATCACCGCACGGACGCCGGAGTGGCAGCGCACGGAGGGCCAGAAGGAGACGGTCAACAACCTGAAGAACCTCGTCACCCACTGACAAGGAACATCCCCCACAAGGAGAGGGGCACTACGGTGCCTTTCTTCTTTTCTTTATCCAGGAATAGGAGAGTTAATTGTACCACGAAACGCCAGCTGAACAGCACGTGATCAACAAGCGAATCGCTAAGGAAGAACGAGCATCATATTTGAGGCTACGCGACCGGCAGACTGCACGTGCTTTGAAGGCGCAAGGGTTTACTTTGGAGGAAGTTGCCATGAAGATGGGCCTTCCATTGGTTACAATCAGGAGGTATACACGATGACAGAGCTCAGTGATGAAAAGAAGGCTGCACTCAAGGAAAAGTTCAGGGAAGCGATCAATTACGAGTCCGTTGACGCTGATCTAAACACATCCGACACGCTGTTGGCAGAGTTCTTGGTTGAGTGTTTGGCGGCAATTGAGCCCCCCGCACTTCAGTCAGGCTACTTTGTGTTTCTGAATGCTCTGGATGAGCTCAGGACCAAGCGACTTCTGGCCGGTTTCCCGACGCGGACGGATATTCGAGACGTGTTGACCAATCATGGATTGACGTCGCATGCTACTCGTAACCCAGACGGCTCTACGTCCATTTTGTTTGATGATGATCCAGAAAAGCAATAGGCGGTATACGCGGTGACTATTGATGTAAGAATCGTACAAAACTGTGATGGCTGTTCAGTAGAACGCATCTTGGAGTCAACGCAAGACAAAGAGCGTGGTGGTTGGCGAGAAGTAAAGCCCGACAAAGACCTTTGCCCAACCTGTATCAACAAAGCCCTAAATAAGGAGAAGTAATGAGCCGAACAATCTACAAGTACCCAGTAATGGTGTCCGCCGATTTCAGGGTGGAGATACCTCAAGCACACAAGGTGTTGCGTGTTGCACCACAGAAGACGAGCGCAACCACAGAGGCCCCCTTCATGTGGGTTGATGTCGACACCGACTCGCCTGTGTATGAATTCGACTTCTGCACGGCTGGTACAGGTCATCCGCGACCAAGTGGATATCAGTATCAGGGGACATGGGACGAGCAGAACGGGTTGTTTGTTTGGCATCTCTTTGAGCAGTGCTCCATCCGTCTCGAACTTCCCGACACATTCTAACTAGGAGGAAAGTAATGAAGTTCACAGCAGGATATTTGCTCGGCGCCACCACGGTGATTGGGTTCTTCGGGGCTTTCGCCGCGGGAGCAGTCGTGATGGACCTCATCTACGACAAGAAGAAGGAAGCGATCGAGAAGGCAGACGCACTGACCCTCTCGGACATGATGAAGTCCTACATCCAGTCAAAGCAGAACTGAGGAACCAATGCTCGTAATTCCAATTCAAGAAGAGACTCTTCCGCTCATCGCGGCCATCAACGGTGGTATCACCCCACTGATCGAGAAGGACCGACACACTAGCTTCATCTACCATGGTGAAGATACGCCCAACGAGATCGTGGAAAGCGAACTGATCGGGTTCATCATGATCTCTGGTGGAGACCTCCAGGTCGTCGAGACGCGATTCCTGTATAGGGAGTAATCATGGACGAAGACGACACATCGATGTACACCGCAGTAGTGTACAGCAAAGACCGAGAAGAAGCTCTCAGTCGAGTGCGCTCGAAAGCTGCTCAGTACTTCAACACCACTCCAGATAAGATCCGCATCATCAGCGAGTCTGGAGAAACCGTCACTGACTTTGAGCCGGAGTGGAATGGTGAGGACTGGGTATCTACGTATAAAGACTGGCACTTCAAGATTGTCTGTCTTTGTATTGTCGACAATCGACCTGTTGGCATTAAGATGTAAGTGAAGTGTTGAGAAGATTGGGGGTGCACACAGCACCCCTTTTCTTTTTGTTTAGTCGTATAACTAGGAGGACTAATGAACTCGAAAGAATTGTTTCACATGTTAGGCGATATTGGCGCAGATCCAAAGTTACCTGATCTATCTGAGTACAAGGTTGTTACAGCTGATGGCCGATCAGTCACAGGCATTTGGACTGATCATGACACCAAAGAGGTAATCATGGTCCAGCGCGACCGACGAACTGAAACGAGGGTAGACTTGTGAGCAGACCAAAGAGAACCGATGAACGCACATCAACGTGTATTCGGATGCCAAAAGATCTACATGATCAACTCAAAGAAGCTGCTGAGGAACGCGATGTGTCGATGAATTGGCTCATCAACAAAGCACTACGAGCCTATATGGCCGATCTTATTCCTGCAAATGAATTGAGGTTAACGCGTGGAAGAGACTGAAGATATCATCGAATATCTGACACAACAGTTGGTAGAATCATACCGGACGCTTGCGTGGCAGAAGGGTATGTTCTGTCTCCGCTGTGACCCTAAGGGCATCCCGTGTATTCAGTCATCTGGAAGAGAGCACTGGTGGTGTCCTCTTTGCGGTAGGGATCCGTTGTTCCATGGGCCACTACTTATGGATAGAGTGTTTCATATTCGAGATGGGAGGAATAATGATCGAGCTTCTACCCCACCAAGAAGAAGCAGTCAAGAACCTGAGTAATGGCAAGATCCTATGGGGTGGCGTCGGCGCAGGTAAGACACTAACCGTACTAGCCTACTATCTAGAGAAGGAGTCACCTCGTGACATCGTTGTTATCACCACCGCCAAGAAGCGTGACAGTCTTGATTGGGAGCGAGAAGCTGCTCGACTTGGGATTAGCACAGACCCTGGCTCTACTTCAGACGGCGCTATCCTCATTGAGTCCTGGAACAACATTCACAAGCTTGAACATCTCACGGACCACTTTTTCGTCTTTGATGAACAACGACTGGTGGGTAATGGAGCTTGGGTTAAGTCATTCCTCCGTATCACAAAGAGTAATCAATGGGTTCTACTCAGCGCTACCCCTGGAGACACGTGGCTGGATTATGCCCCCGTCTTCATCGCTAACGGATTCTATCGAAACATAACCGACTTCAAGATGAAGCACGTTGTCTATGAGGCTTTCGCTCGGTATCCTAAGGTCAAGGGGTACATCGGGACGAGACGTCTAGAGATCTTGCGTAATGATGTGCTGGTAGAGATGCCTTACGAGAGACACACCACTCGTATGCTGAACTATCTGGACGTCGATTACAATCAGGATCTCTACAACACTGTGCTTCTACGACGTTGGAACTATGTGACTGACGAGCCCATAAAGGACATCTCGGAAGCGTTCCGTCTTATGCGTCGGGTGGTCAACACACATCCCTCGCGACTCGACATGGTCCGCAAGTTGATGACCTGTCATGACAGGCTCATCGTATACTACACGTTCGACTATGAGCTCGAGATTCTCCGGACGCTCTGGACGGAAGTGACTGTTGCAGAATGGAATGGGCATGTCAAACAGCCTGTCCCAGACACCGACAAATGGGTGTATCTTGTACAGTATGTTGCGGGTGCTGAGGCTTGGAATTGTACCTCTACGGACGCCATGATCATGTACTCGATGACCTATTCGTGGAAGAACTTCGAGCAAGTCCAGGGTCGAATTGACCGTCTGAACACCCCATTCACGATACTTTACTACTATATCCTGGCGTCGAATTCGTCAATCGATCGCGGAATCAAGGACTCACTTTCGCGAAAAAAGAACTTCAACGAGCGAAAATTCTACCACAAAATGCTTGATGAAGTGGAACTCGAGCAGTGTTGACGGAAAAGTCTCTCAGATATGACGCGGCTAAATGGACGTAATATGCCGAAAAAAAGGCCAATAAACGGCTAATATGGCATAATATGACATGAAATGACATGAAACGGTGCTCATTTCGGGGCGCGTCATATTTGAGAAAAACAGGGATAAAAACTCTTTGGTATTTAGTATATGTTATACGACTGATCTTGGTGTAGGGATCGTATAACTATGCCCAAATTCCCACAACTCTTTTATGTGCGAAATTCGCAAAAACGACGCCCCCCTCAAAGCAAAGGACCACAATGCCGATTGAACACTGGGCTGATATCCCAGAACATCCCGATTACATGGTTAGTGATCGCGGACAGATTTACAACCGACGTATGGAAAAGTTGATGTCACTCAACAAGACCATGCAGGGTGATCTCAAGGTTACTTTGTCTGATGGTGGTGAGCGATCCACAAGATCCGTTCGCGTCCTGGTGGCAACTGCGTTTGTTGAGAAGCCCCGTTGGCTGGCGACCTACCATCGTTCTGCAATCCCAGATACTGTCATAGTGTTGGATGGTGATCAAGGAAACGTAAGTGCGTATAACCTAGCATGGCGACCTAGGTGGTTTGCTAATCAGTATGCTCGTCAGTTTAAGGTTGCCCATTACCCTGATGCCTACCATACCCGCCCAGTTATGAACCTACAGACAGGAGCTCTATACCACAGCGTTATACAGGCCGCGCAAACAGAAGGACTACTGTATCATGACGTTCACAGGTCTGCATCTACCCAAGAAGAGATCTACCCAGACGATAAAGTCTTCACTTTTCCATGACGTATACGTATTTAACTTCTACAACTATTGTAATAGGGGAGACCCAACATCCTTGGGCCTTTCTTTTAGTTGTACGGAGGAAACTGAATGCGAGAAACCCAGTACCAGAACAAAATCCTCATACCTAGAATCTATGAGGTCTTGCCTGAGTCTGTCGTCATTCAAAATGATCCAAAGAAGATTCAGGGAATTCCAGACCTTCTTGTTTTATGGCGAGATCGTTGGGCTATGCTCGAGGTCAAGATTTCTGCAAATGAAACGCCAGAGCCAAATCAGGAATACTACGTGGAGATGTACAATCGAATGTCCTTCGCCGCGTTCATCTTTCCTGAGAATCAAGAAGAGGTTCTAAATGCGCTTCAATCAGCATTCGGAGCTTGAGGACAAACATGCCTTCCTGAGTCCTAGTGGTTATCATTGGCTGAACTACGACGACATGAAGTTGGAAGCCCGCTTCACATCAGCACAAGCTGCTCGACGTGGAAGCGCTTTACATGAACTTGCACATAATGCTATCACGCTAGGCGTCAAGTTGTCTAAAAGCAACTATGCACTTGCTGCCTATGTCAATGATGCAATTGGCTATAAGATGTCATCTGAGCAAGCTCTATACTATTCGGATAACTGTTTCGGTACTGCGGATGCTATCTCGTTTAGGAGGAACAAGCTAAGGATCCACGACCTCAAGACAGGACTTACCCGAACTAGCGAACGACAGCTCGAAGTTTATGCAGCACTTTTCTGTTTGGAGTATGAACAGAGTCCTTATGAAATCGCCATTGAATTGCGCATCTATCAAGGCGATGAAGTCAAAGTGTTTGAACCGCCACCGGAGGCAATCGAAAACATCATGTGCATTATTGTGGAACATGACCGCAAGATTGAAGAGATCCGTCGTCAACAGAATCTGTAAGAAAGGGGAGTTAAGTGCGTATTGAAGAAGATGCTCTTGCACACTATGGCACTCCCCGTAAGTCGGGTCGTTACCCATGGGGTTCTGGCCAAGAACATAGGCACAACCGAAGCTTTCTCGATAACATAGCGGATCTCGAGCGCCAAGGTTGGACTCAGAAGCAAATCGCCGAAGGTTATGGTATGAGTACCGGCGAGCTTCGAGACTACAAGTCAATTGCCAAGGCCGAAATCAAAGCTGCCCAAATCATTCAAGCTCGTGGTTTGAAGGATAAGGGTATGGGTAATACTGATGCCGCTAAGTTGATGGGTATCCCTGAGCCAACGTATCGCACCTTGCTCGCACCAGGGGCAAAGGCTAAACAGGAACAAATCGAACTTGCCATTAGGATTCTCAAAGATCAAGTTAAGGTCTCTGGGTATCTTGATGTTGGTGCAGGTACAGAGATGAACCTAGGCCTTAGTCCTGAGCGCTTGCGAATTGCTTTGACGATGATGAAGCATGAGGGCTACAAGGTACATACTGGTGTTCCGCTACCACAGCTGGGCACTGGGCATGATACTAAGATGAAGGTCCTTACTGAAGGCGATAAGACTTGGGGTGATGCTCGTCGTAACAGGGATAAGATTCGTTTGCTTAACGAGCGCATCTCTGATACAGGTAGAACATCACTTGGTATTCTTCCGCCTTTGTCAATCAACCCAGCACGGCTTATGGTTAAGCATGCTGAGGATGGTGGTAGTGAAGCTGATGGTACTATGTTCATTCGTCGCGGGGTCAAAGACCTTGACCTCGGCGGATCTACATATGCCCAGGCTCGCATCATGGTAGGCAAAGACAAGTACCTTAAAGGTATGGCGGTCTATAGCGATGAAATGCCTAAGGGTGTTGACATTGTCTTCCACACCAATAAGCCGAATACCGGCAATAAGTTGGATGCCCTAAAGAAGATCGAAGATAATCCTGACAATCCGTTTAGTACATGGATTCGACGGCAGATCACAAGGGTTAATCCAAGGACAGGCCTAGAAGAAGTGACTTCTGCGGTTAACCTTGTCAATGAAGAAGGCGATTGGACACGCTGGTCTAGGACCATTGCATCACAGGTTCTCTCCAAGCAGTCGCCTAGATTGGCCAAGGAACAACTGGCTAAGACGTATGCACAGCGTAAGGCTGACTATGACGAGATCATGGCGCTTACGAATCCAGTTGTTAAGAAGAAACTACTTCAAGAGTTTGCTCAAGGTACAGATGCCGCAGCTACACACCTTAAAGCTGCCAGTCTACCTAAGCAGGCATGGCACGTCGTTCTGCCAATCAGGTCTCTTAAAGAGAATGAGATCTATGCGCCGAACTATAAGGATGGTACCAGTGTTGCACTGATCCGCTATCCTCATGGTGGTACCTTTGAGATTCCAATCGTTACTGTTAACAACAGGAATCGTGAGGGTAACAGTATCATTGGTAAGTTGGCAAGAGATGCCGTTGGTATCAATGCCAAGGTTGCTGAGCGGTTGTCAGGTGCTGACTTTGATGGGGATACTGTACTGGTAATCCCTAACAACAGTGGTAAGATCAAGTCTACACCTGCTCTTGAAGGACTGAAGAACTTCAATCCTCGAGAGAAGTATGCCGGCTTTGATGGTATGAAAGCCATGACTAAGCAGGGCACAGGCCTTGAGATGGGTAAGATCTCAAACCTGATTACTGACATGACCATTCGCAATGCACCACCTGATGAGATTGTTAGGGCAGTCCGCCACTCCATGGTTGTCATTGATGCTGAGAAGCATAAGCTTAACTACCGACAGTCTGAGAAAGACAATGTTATTAAAGCGCTTAGAGATAAGTATCAGAAGCAACCCGATGGTAAGGGTGGTGCTGCTACTCTGATCTCTCGTGCTACCAGTGAGTACCGTGGCCCAGAGGTTAAGCTTAGGCTAGAGAAAGATGGCGGCCCAGTTGACAAGAAGACTGGCGAACAGGTATGGGTGCCAACAGGTAGGATTGACAATAGGACTGGTGCTCCTGTCATTCGGCGTAATCAGTTCACTAAGCTGGATGTTGCCAAGGATGCCAAC